TTTATATAGTAGTCTGAAAGAGTTGTCATACATCCTGAATTGCATACCGTTATACTCGCATAAGTCTATAAGTACGTCAATATTGACGAGGTACTCTCTACCCGCGTCGACACGTCCTATCTCTGGCACGTCTACGTAGCTACGCTCTAGTAAGCTTTCGCATATTGATTTCATTTCTGATTTTTTCGTATCTTTAGCAGTTTTCAATGGTATGTCTTTAAGCTTACGTATTCTAGTAACATAGCTTGGTTTTTCGATTAACTCTGTAGCCACCGCTGTGTATTTATCAGCTTTGCTGTAATCCACTTGGTCTTCATCGTAGACTTTCTTATAGCCACACTCTAGTAGTTTATCCTCGCTTATCTTGTCTACGTATAGTGTGTTGCCTTCTTTATCTTGTACTGCATACATATCTGTGATGCTCTTAGTTTTAACTTTAAATAACGTCATTTTCTCTCGCTTCATCTAGTTTTTGTCTATTAGGACAGCCATCCTTACCGCAAGCATTCTTTCTCTGCTTCTCTATTCTAATGCCCCACTCTTTAGCTAATGCACGTATCAAAAAGCGTACTTTGTTTACTTCTTGTTGTATTTCGTGTAGAGTTTCTTTTACGTTAGAACGTACTGTAGTTATGCTTTCTTTGTTGTATCTGTTACTTTCGTTAATAGTAACCTCGCGTATGTCCATCCTACGCTCTATTTCGTGTACTGAGTCGTCTAGTCTTTTTAAGTCTTTAGATAATTGCTTAATTAAGTACACGCCCCAGCTTAATAAGCCCGCTAGAACAAGATAAGAGCCACCGCTGCTTAACATATTTACTGCTCGTGAGTTTTAGTTTTATTTTTCTTTTCTTGGTATACGTCCCATAAGTGGTCTATGATATGGTATGCCAAGATAGCCCACATCGCATAGCCTGCAAATGTATCAAAAGAATTAGCAAAACCTTCCATCTTATCCTCCTACCTGATGTGGTTAACTATTTCTAGTGGTATATTGTCTAAGTTTTGTGTGCTTAGTATTTTCTCAAATGCACTTACCGCGTCCCTGCTTTGCCATAGATAGTCTATCTGAGCTTTTAAACCAAGTAATATACATCCTAGTGTGTCCTCTTCCTTGTTACCCGCGTGAAACATAATGTAACGCTCTTTTGGCACGATGTTGTTATACACGTGCACCTTTTTGCCCTTGCTTGGACTTATTCTCCAGTACACTTTGTACTGTCCTTGTGGTATGCGTAAGTCCTTACCGCTTTCTGGACCCTCTATCTTGTTTTCTAGCGTGTAGCACTCAAATATGACCTTGTTACTATCGTCAAATATTCTAAGTTTACCTACTGTGGCTTTAGCGCCTACTGTAGTTCTTTCTATTTGCATTTTCATTTCTAATCCTTTAGTATTTAGGGCAACATATTTTGTTACGTTCGTCCCGCAACGCCTTTGAAGCGTCGTCAAATCGTTTAAATGGGCTGTCTAAGTATTCGTCCCTTAGACTATCGAAATCCTTTTCTTCCATCTCTGTGCAACAGACGCACTTGCCATTGTCCTCTTGTATGACTTCCACTTTATGACCACGCATCTTTAGATATGTAGCCAACCCGTAATTATGAACTCTAATCAACATTTTGTAATCCTCTGACTGTTCTGTATTCTATCTAATAGATTTACTTCATTACTTACCTGTTCAATTTCTGGTAGTATTTGCTTAGGGCTACTAATACGTAGTTTTCTAGTGACTATATCTCTGAAGCCATCTACGTTTAATGTTTCGATTATGATTGTATATATGCCTGCTTCTAGTCCAGCTAAATCGTCTTTAGTGAATTGTACCCAGAATGCGTTGTCTTTAACGTCAGCTTGCTTAGTTAAGTACACGGTATTGTCGGTGTTGAAGATAGTTGCTGAGCAAGCCCAATCGTCAGTAGCAATAGTTAGCTGTTCGTCCAGCACCACTCGGATAAATGGTAGGCTCTCGCCTTTAGTTATATCGTAGTTTATCATTTACTTGCCCCAAAAATAAGTATCGTAGTCTATGCCAAACTTACTGCAGATATTTCTTACCTTTTTCTCGTTAAAGTATCTTTTATAGAAGTAATCGTCCACATCCTTTAGGCTTTCGAACTCTTGTAGGGCATACCTATGGTCTATTTTAATCAGCCCCTGTTGTTCTAAGTATATCAAATTGTGTGTTTCTTTTTCTGGCTTGTCTGTAAACATAAATGATTTCAAGTAGGGTGAGTGTGATACTGCTTCACGTATACCAGCAAAGAATAGTAGATTGCTTATAGCTAAATCGCTATGGTATATTCGTACTTTATCAGTCCACTGTACCTCGTTTTCACCTTTTTCTGGTAATGTAGATATATCGCCTTCAATAAGCTCGAGATACCCTTTCTTAAAGTTCTCTTGTGTTAGTATGTCACTTATTCTTGGCTTGCCCTTGCAGTGGTACTTTATTCTGTACTCCATTATTTACCTCCCGTATAACCTAGCATAATCGTCTTCTGTGTTATTTAGTTCTCTGCTATAGTCTCTCCAGCCTTTTATTTGTTTATTCAAGTCTCTAGTTGCTTTTTTATATGCCTTGCTTCGTATCCTACCGGTGATGTCCTTGTACTTATTAAGGCTATTGTTCACAAAGCTATGTTCATCAATGTTAGGGTTAGATAACTTACGTATTTTTGTAAGCATATTGTTTCTACGAAAGTTGTCTCCACCAGTTTGATTATATCTCCCTATGTCCCTATCTATAGTATTTTTAAAATACCTGTAATACCCTAAGCTGTATTTCCCACGTCTTTTTAGGTTACTGCCAATGCTCTCGGTTGATAATGGCATTGTGTCCTCACCGCCATACACTTGCTCTACCGCATTGGTTTTCTTTTTAATTGCAGCGATAGCCTGCTTTACTCTGTTTTTCAAAAAGCCTGCTTTTTCTAGTTTGTCAGATATACTAGGTATATGAGCGTACTCTTTCCACGCTGTGGCTGACTTTATGTGTATCATTTACTCGCACCCTGTGTATGATTACCGCTGTACTTAACGACAATAGTTTCGATTACTGTCTTTACGTTAATGGTGTCTATTGTTATCATCCGTTTTGTCTCGCATCGTACTTAGGTAGTTTAGGTAGCCACCCACCTAGCTGTAACTTAACTACGTTACCATTGTTGATAGCTTCGCTTATAGTAGTGGTTGGTGTTATACCTGCTTCTTTTATGACAAAGTATACTGTACGCTCAAACACGATTAGCCCCATAGCAGGTATCTCGTCTATACCTATAGTGTCTGGGCTATCGCATCTCCATATTGGTGATTTTTGTCCGCCTGCTTCTACCATTGTCTTACTCCGCTAGTTTATTTTGTAATTCGTTTAGCTTTTCTGTTTCTTCGCTATACTCTTGTTTTAGTTCTGCTATTACGTCCTCGTTATTAGCTAGCATAGCTGACAATAGCAAGTCTTTTAGATTAGCTATGTTTTGTTCTATTGTAGCTATCTCTGTTCTTAGCTCTGCTTTAGGGTCGAACCAATCGTTGTCTTGCCACACGCAAGTGTCGCTTATAGGCGTTGCTTCTGTGTAGTCATCGTAGTTTATTTCTTGTGTTAAGTCTTTAATGTAAACTGCTTCTCTAGTTTTCTTATTGTATAAAGTCTTACCCCTTAAGTCTCTAACGTACATCCACGCACCCTTACGCATAACTACTGCGTAACCTTCTCTTTCAGCTAGTGGTGCAACCACAGTGCTGTTAGGTGGTAGCAATAAGTCGCCTGTACTTGGGTCTGTCATTGCAACTGATGTACCTAAGTACTCTCCTGTCCCTTTGTCGTAATCGTATACCGTTTTTATCATTGTCTTGCTCCTATCTTAGTTCTGACCAGTTTACGGGGTATGTGCCACCGCCGTTGTATGTGACTTTGTATTTACTACCAGCAGGTACTACTATCTGTTTACCACCAACACCGCCTGCTACTAGTATATCGTCTACGTATATGTTTAGTCCGTGACTACCGCTGTATGTATAGCAAGCGCTTACCAGTATTGGTCTGCCAGTATCGTTTGTATATACCGTATCCCATTTTCTGTCTACGCCCCACTTAAAGTCTACCCACTTTTGGTCTACGCCAAGTGGCTTGTTATTGATGTATTCATAGACAATCTGATTGTTCTTAGCGCTTACGTTCTTTACCTTAATGAGCTTGACTACTGACATATTCAGTGGTCTTACTTCGTTAGCTACTGGCACTACGCCAGCGTTATCAAAAGTAGCCCAAGTGTGGTTACCTAAGTTAGTCATAGCAACTGAGTTCTTATCAAAGCCAGCCCAGTCACCCTCGTAAGAGAAGAACCTGCTATCCATATTTTGGTTCCAGCCTTGCATAACAAACTTGAACTTGATTTGTCTAGTAGCATCGCCTTGTTTAACGCCTAACCTGTCTGCGTTGCCGCCAGTTGCTCTAGCAAACTTGCCATCGCTAAAGTCTGGTAGGTTAAAGTTGTCTTCGCTACCACCGTATGTATATTTGATTATTTTAAATAAGTCTGGGTATTCGTTCTTGTTTAAGCTACGTCCGTCTGCTACCATAAAGCCAGCAGGCAATACAGCGTCGCTAGCATAGTCTAAGTAGCCACCTATTGGTATTCCGTCTAATCGTATCTCCTCTAAGCTAGCATTTTGTGCATCGCTACCGCTAGCTTTTATTAGATAGTTCATAGCCATATTTAGTGGTCTGTTTTCGTTTGCTGTTGGTACTACTGTGCTAGCGTCGAATATAACAGAGTGTGAGTACCACTCGTTACCGTCCCTACCCTTGCTCTTTCTGCCATTGTCTCTAAATACGCCGTTAGTAACGTTATTATCGCCGTGGCAGATGTCTACCTCACCCTGAATGTTTCTTATAGCATCACCCTGTGTTTTACCTAGTAGGTCAGAGTTGCCACCTAAGCCACGTACAAACTTGCCTCTTAAGTCTGGTAGGTTAAATGTGTTAGTACCATCACCCTCGCCATACGTTGTACCTATCTTAGCAAACAATAGTGAGTAGGTTTGTCTATTTACTGCTGAACCATTGCATAGTAGATACCCTGTTGGTATATAGTCAGAAGACATAGCTATTATTGTGCCTATTGGTACTTTGTACTCTTCGATTACCCTTGTTTTGTCCTCAATAGCTTGTATTGCTGAGGTCTTAGCTTGCTCTACCGCACTAAGTAAGTCTGTTAGGGCAGTGTTAGACTTGTTTACAGCATTGTCTATTTTACTGTTTAGTTCTTGTATCTTAGCATCTAATGCACCACCTGCCTGTGCGGCTAGCATATCTTTTAATGCGCTTAAGTCGTTAATTGAGTTAATAACGCGTTGCTCTATGCCCTCACGTAGGTTTAGCATATTTTGTGAATTGTTGTCAAAGATAGTCTTAACTATATCGCCCACCACTAGTGGCACCAAATTGTTCTGTGCTATAGCCTTGACAATAGTATCGTCCTTTGTTATCTGATTTCTATGGTCGAGTACGTATAACACGCTCTTGTATATTGCATACTCACCTATGCCCATATCACCCAGTTTTTGGTCTTCTGAGTAGAACACGTGTATAGGTGCTTTTTGTACTTTACAGATTTCGCTCATTTATTTTGCTCCACATCCACCACTCGAAAGGGTGCTTTTATTTCTTTTAGCACTTGGTTTATTACATCCGTATCCCAATAGTATATCTCTAGGGTAATTAGATTGTACCTAATAGTATTTAAGCAGCCCCCGAATGGCAGTATATCCTCCTCGATACGTATTGATGTCTTATCTCTATTGTAGGTTACTTGTGTCATCTTTATGTCTGTATGCCTCTCTGGCTATTTTCTTATAGTTGAAGTTCCTAAGCCTTTGTTTTACCGATGTAGGTTTAACTATGTAATCTCTCTCAACTTTGTTCTCTTGTCTTAAGTGGCTAATATTATCCGTGCGAAGTTTATTCAAGCTTGGTCTAGTTCTAAGTCCTCCAGTTTGGTTAAACATTTTACGTTCGTTAACTGGCACTGTAACTGAATTGTGACTTATAAATCTCTTGAACGGCTGTTTACCTTTACTAACGTTCTGCATTATAAGTGCTTCTTGATACTCGTGGTGCATTAAGTCATTGTGCAAATGCTCTGGGATTACGTCTGCCTGTACCCTAGCCTTTAGTTGTGCCAAGTTCATAGTGATTTTACCATAACTATCTCTATAAGGCTTTATTGCATTAGCCAATGCTTTCTTATCGTACTGCGGGTATGCTTTAGCCATTTGTGTGATATTTGGAAAATAGTAGGAAATATCGCTCTGGGATATTGTATTGTGGTTTATGCCTTTTCTTACGTGAACTTTCTTAGCAATACCGTTAACAGCCTTCTTTATATTGTCAGAGCTTATTAGCCCAGCATCTCTAAGTCTGTTAAAGTCAGTATTGCTTAGCCAATGTAGGTTTTCTTTCCAAGCTGTCGCTGCCCTTATTCGCATTTATCGGCATCCACTACTCTAAAAGGTGCGTCCACCTTTTCTAGGACTTCGTTTACTTTTTCAGTATCCCAGCCTGCTACCAAAATCTCCGTACCCGCGTAACGTATATTAGTGTATAGTAGGTCTGATTGTCCTGTTTGTATTACCTCGTAATATCTACCGTCTACTGTACGTACTTCTGTACTCTCTGCCATTTACTTACTCCTTAACTATTAAAGAAAGATACTTCCACCTGTACCAATTCAGATGTAATCCCATTGTCCCTTATAGCAACGGCAATTATTCGCGATATTCCTTGAGTGTTTCTAGTGATAGTCCATTTGTTCTCACCTAAGCTAGCTACTATGCCATTGTCTGTAAAGCATTGTATGTTGCTATCTGCTGGTGGTGTTACTTCGAATTGTAGAGGTGTATTTACTACGCCTTGCTTAGGTGCTAGTACCACAGGTAGCTCTGGCATACTCTCGGCAATGTACATATCTTTGTTTATGCTATTGTATACTCTGCCTGAATATATAGCAGTTGCAGTAAATGTAACCATACTATCTGCAATGCTTGTGTTAGCTTTTACAGTGAATTGTGTTGCGCTTACCCTTGTGATTTCCACGTTGGTATTGTCACAAACTAGTGTTAGCTCTGCTGAGCTATCTGCATTTGTTAATGTTACTTGTGTTGCCACACCAGCTTTTAGATGTCTTTTACTGAATACGAATTGTGGGTAAGGTAGTGTCTTGTCGTCTAAGCTAAAATTGTAGGTATTAGCATCCTTTGGCTCTACGATAAATCTGTTAGTATCGTAGCCATAAGGCTGGCATAGTAGCTGACCCTCTTCGGTTGGCTTAATGCCGTCAATAGACTTTACTGTATGTCCGTCATTTAGTTTCCACACTAAGTAGTACTCTAAAGTACCCTTAGCAAACTTATGTGCGACTGCCACCAACTCGTATTTAGTTTCTCTTGTTGCTATTGGGTACTGCATTTAAACCGCCTATTAGAATATTGATATAAAGATAATTTCTTGACCTTGTGTTAAGTCGAAGCCAAAAGTGATAAAGCCGTCTTCGTATGTATATTCACGTTGTGTGATACCATCGACTTGTACTAGCAAGCTATGCACAGTTGGTATGTAATCTAGGTTCGTAGGTACTGGGATTTTCTTACCTGCTGTTGTGCTGTAGTCTAGCAATGTACGTACTACTCTAGTTTGTTTATTCCACACCCTGAACAATAGTCTTTTGCCCCTAGTGATGTTAGTCTTACTCTCTAGTGTTTTGCTATCTAGTATAGAGAAGTGAAATGGGTAGTAGTAATGTTTACCGCTATCTACGTCTGTTAGAACAATCTCTTGAGTAACGCTATTTACTGTAACGCCCTCAGGTAGTGTAATTCTAGTACCATTGAATATATCTGCTGGTACTATCCAAGTGTTTGTCCTATTGTCCATAATAGCACCATCACCTGAGCGGTTGATTGAAGCTACGTCAGTAGTAACGCCCTCAAGCTCACGTCTTAGTGATTTTACGTTCTCTTGTATTTGTTTAGGCGCTCTGTTTGTAGTTGCACCTGTTACTGGCTCGTATAAGCTTTGGTCTAGCCCTTCGTATATGTACTCTGGGTTTTCGTGTGGCAAATTAATCATTTTTGTGTCCTTAGAAAATTATGCTCCAGCTTAATAGTAAGCCGGCAAATGGTCTTTTTATTATTGGCTTATGAACTACCTTACTGAACATCCTGTCAGTGTCTGTACATAACCCACACTCTGCAATAATAAAACTATCGCTTGGTTGACCCAAGTTATTGTCCTTAGCAATTTTAAAGCTGTATGTTACCGCAGGTCTATTATCTATTGTGGTCTTTTCTATGTTTAGCACAGGTATTTCTGCAATCTTGTTACTCAAAATAGTTTCAGAAGCGTTCACAGGTGTTGGTGTTATGTCCAAGTTGTCTGTAAAGGTTATACCTCTGCTACCTATTGAGCATTTAGTTATAGTCTCACCCCCGCCTGCAAGTAAGTCCCTCATAATTTCCCTAGCAGTGTTAAGCACCGTGTTAGACTTGTGTAGAACTTCAATTTTATTGCCGTTCTCGTCTAATGCCCACCAAGTAATTTGTCCGTCTGCCACGGACTTATCATAAACGTTATTTACTGTCACGCTTAGTCCTTCTTCTGTCTTTTCTAACTGCTTTTTCAGTTTCTTTTGTAACGTGTCTAACACATTTCTCGTTACTGCAACTGCCGTCAATTATTTTGCTTGCGCATATTGTGCATCTCTCAACCATTTTTAAATCCTTGATAAGTAAACTTTCTCTCCGTCTGTGAAGTAAGTAAATATTTCTACGTCTTGTAAATCAGTAGGTACTACCCCTAGAACAATCTTATTTGTATATCCTGTAATGTTTTTAGCATTGATAACCTTGATTATCCCTGTTGTGTAAGCACAGTTTAGGTTAGCAAACACACCTAATAAAGCCTTGCTAGTTATGGTAATTTCGTGTATCTGTCCTTCCTCTAAATCTACGATGCTACCCGTTTTTTTAACCACCTTGTGCTTTTCTAAGCCGTTTACTGTTAGGTGTCTTACTACGAGGTCGTTCATAGTAACGCTACTGCTTGGGCTGTTATCAAAAGCTAGGGATTGTATTTGTTGTACTAACTGTGCCCTCTTAGTAGTATCGTATCTATTAGAGATTTTTAGAATAGTATCGTCTATCTTGTCTTGTATTGCTGTGGCAGGTATCTTGCACACTGTGCCTGCATAATTGCCCCTTTGAGTACTACCTGTCTTAGCGGTAACAAGTATCTCTACGTTTTCGTCCCACTTGTATGTACTATCTGTACCCGTAGACAAATCAGCCATACTGCTAATGCCTGTAACTGTACCTGCCCGCACTATGTCCGTAGTTACTACCTTTCTATTGTTATCCGTAGTATATTTTACTGTATTTGGGTCTTCAGTCCTACCACCAGCACTTAATCCAGCCGCAGTTAGCTTGCTTACCAGTGTAGGTATTGTTACTAATTTTTTCTCGTAGTAGTTATTATGTTTTGCCCTACCTATTGGGTTATATGACATTAAGCTATCCGTTTTAGACACGCCTATGAATATACAATCAGTATCGTTTATGGCAGTAGCTGTATCATAGTTACCGTAAGTGTCTATTGCAATGTCTTTTAATGTGTTGGTGTTGTATAGAAATGCCCTTGGTACATCTGTATGTAGCATAGTAAAGTAATTACCCTTGCTAGCTATCACAGTATGTCTTGGGCTGTCTGCACCTTTGTTGTTATCGTTAAATGCGTCTTGATTGTTTATACCGACAAAGCTGTACATACCGTCAGCTATTTTACCTGCCTCTTCCTTCGACATCGGACCAGTAGGTACGAAATATGCGTGGTTTATGTTATCGCGCTCAAAGTCCCAAGGTAATGGGGTACCTGTACGTGGTGGTTGCCAGTATGGCACTACGTTTGGGTTACGTATATAGCGGTTATACATATAAGCTACGCTATCCGCTCTGAAGGCACCGAACTTTAGGTTAGCTTCTTTGCGTGAGTATACCTCTTTTTCCTGTGCTTCTGTGTTGCTTACTTTGATTATATTAATTTTGGACATTTTTGACCCTCTTGAGTGGGTGTATTGCCCACACGGTTTTTAGCCACTTCTTGTCATCGGCTTCTATGAAAGTTTGGTAATTACTTCCAGTCATCCCCGCTATATCCATAAGCTTCCAACCTACGTAGATGCGACAATAGTATTTATCTGAGTATTTGATTATTTTGTATAGTCCAAACCTAGTCTTGCCATTTTTAAGCCTACACGTAACTTTACACCAGCTGCTTTTTTCGCCTTTGTTATCTGTAACGTGTATATCACCAATAGTGGTAACTGAAGTAGGGTCTATCTGTGCCACCTCAACGCCGTCGACTTGGCTAGAAAAGTAACCTATACGATTTCTGTATAGCCACATTAGCCTAGCCCAAAAGGTTCTGTTCTTTGGCTCTGGGTAATGTTCATTACGCCAGCCACTGTCCCCGTTAATGGCGGCGATTATGCCATCATAGTAATCGTGTGCGTCCTCAAACCACCTAGCCCATCGTGGTAAGTGGTCATCATCTTTCTTTGTGAATAGCAATGCTATAGGTACGATTATGTACCCTAGTACCTCTAGTAAGAACTCTACGACAATAATTCGTAGTAGTTGTAATGTCTCTTTAATCGTTAGCATTTTTGTTTTCTTTAGGTCTAGTCTGAACGACGTCGGTAAACTCGTCGTCATCGATGTACCAGAATGGCTTTTGACCATTGGCATAGTACATCTTACCGAAATCGTCTGGGTGAGTAGCTAAGTGAGCTATTACCCTGTAGATGTTCGTCATATTAGACTTATCCCACTGGTCGCATTTTCTTGCACGCATAAAGATTAGCATAGGACATAGGATTACTCCTAAGACAAATGCTAGTAAAGCAACTATTGCATATCCCATTTCTTGCTCCTATATTGGTGAATTTATTTTTAGTAGTATGTACCCTAAGCATATTAGTACACCTACAATTATTGATACTCCGCAGACTATTGCATATATCATAGTAAATCCTTTATAGCTTACTTGCTTCTAAGAAGAAGTTATCTATAGCATTATCGTCCATACCCAATGCCTTAGCCATTTTCTGGAGTAGAGGACTATTAATTTCTATGTCCTTAGCATACTCAAACTCTATCTGAGCTTCTTTATCTGCTTTAACTAATGCTTCAGCTTGCTCTAGTAAGTTAAGCTTAAGTAGTTGTAGCTTTAATTGTCTTACAGTTATCTGCTTAGGCACAAACTGCTTCCAGAAGTTATCTATAGCACTGATGGTATCTGGGTTAGTTATAAGCCATTTACTATAAGCTTTTTCATTAGTAGTCTTTAGCTTGACACCTTCAGGAGCAGAGGTTATTACCTCGTCTCCTAGCTCTTGTATGAAGTTAGATGTTACGTAAATTATCTTGTCCATTGCTTATCCTTATGTCTTATAGTATCAAAGTTGGTAAGCTGCAGTTAGCAGGTGTGGCAAGCCCACGTAAGGCACAGTTACTATCTGAACCGCAGCCCCATAACTGACCATTATTTAGTAAGAAAAAGGTTCTCATATGTTCAGCAGTACCAATTATCTCTAATTGCTTAATTTGAGCTACTTTTTCAGAGTCTAATGCTACCCTTTGTATACTTGATATATGCAAATTTATATTATTATTTACGCCTAAGCCGCCTGTAGTATTCTCTCCGAAGGCATATAAGTATTGTTTACCATTAAGCTCAACTAAGAACATCGCCATAAAGTACCAAGCAGTTTGTGCTGTAGTGTTGTAGTATATTTTTCTAAATTTAGCATTAGGTTCATTAGGTATCTTTACTTCTGTAATATTAGGTCTAGGTATTATTTCTACCGTGCTTCCACATACGAATAGCCTTCCTGATTTAGTTATAGCTAAAAAGCCACCAACACAGTTAGCACATACATCTACTATAGGGTCTGTTGCTTGCTTATACCCTGCTGGAAAATATGAGTCATCTAGCAGTACTGGGATAGTGCTATTAGACACAGGCTTACCTGTACCCCAAATACTCCTAGTAGACCAGCTGTATACAGAGCCATCTTCACATAAAACTACAGGGTTATAATAACCGTCATTACTACCTGTAGGACTATATAGATAACTACCCAACATATCTACTTTTTTAACTTTCTTATCTTGTAATGTAGTTACTTGTGTAAATGTTGTTCTATTTGTTTTATCGTTTATACCTAGTGAACCTTCTTCATTTCTACCGCAAGCATACAATTTACCTTTTTCAGTGATTAAGAATAATGATAGATAGTAGCAATCGTTCATTACTAAGTCTTTAACGCTATCCCCCGCTTCTAAGAAAGTTAATGCTAACTTAGTTGGTGTAGTAAGTGTTGTCGTATTACCCATACCTGCTGCACCATAAGGATTAACGCCCCAGAACCATACTGACTTATCTTTCTTAATTGCTGCTCTAAGTCCTTCGCCTATTTTGCACGAATTACTCTCACAAATTAGTTTATCTACATTGTCAGTTATCTTTACCCAATCATATTGTGAAGCAGTGTTATTTATGCCTAGTTGATATGATGCATTACCACCCCTGCCATAAAGGTCTCCGTTTTCGTATAGTAAGTATTGTGTTGTCCAAGCACCGATTACTTGCTTAATTTGGGATATGCCTTTTAAAGGGTGTGGTATAACTGTATGTGGATTAGTACCCTCTGCCCCTGTTTTAATAAGAAGCATAGAACTATGTTGATTACCACAAAATATCAGTTCTTCGTCTTCAGTTACTAATAAAGTATAGTAGTATGGGTTATGTTTTCTAGCATCCATTATCAGTTTAATCGGCCCAAACTTGCCTCTTGATTGTATTTGTGACAAACTCTTACCACCAACCGTAGCCGCATTAACGTTGCTTAGTAACTGCTCTTTAGTTTCTCCGTTAAGTGTCTTAGCGCTACCAACCGTGATAGCACTATCGCCGCCTATTGTTTTTATATTGCCATTATCTGAGTATAGAAGCTTACTCACTTCAGCTTCTCTACCGCCTACTTTATCTTTTACTCTGGCAACGGTTATCTTACTTTCCGCCATTTATCATCCTTTCTTAATATCTTATGCAGACGTATTCTGCTATGTTTTTTACTACGTTTTCGGGTGCTGTTGGTACTACTCTGCTGGCATCGAAGTCTGTGTTTAAACCGAAGTAAGTGCCTATTTCTCTATCGCTCTGATAATCTACTTCAGCACCTGCACCTAAGCCACGTACAAACTTGCCTCTTAAGTCTGGTATGTTAAAGGTTGTAGTACCATCACCTTCGCCGTATGTAGTACCTATGGCTTCAAATAGTTCTGGGTAGTCCGCCCTACTGATTTCTCTACCATCGCAGAATAGCCACCTGCCTTTAGGGTTTTTCATAGCGAAGAAGCCATATTGTCCTGCTTGGAAGTAATCGCCCCGTTCTACGTTTAAATCTACTGTAGTACCTTCAATGTAAAGCTCTCCGTTTACGTCTATGTTCTCGTTAGCATCTACGTCCAAAGTGATGGCTGAGTTAGTACCTGTTATGGTTGTACCCCCGCCGCCGAAGCCTCTGAGTGTTTTCTCAAAGAAGTCCTTAGCAGAAATCATCTGTACGGTACCGTATGTACTCCACACGAGTATTGAGTACCCTTTATCTTTTAACTTGTCAGGCTCTACACCAGTAGCTACTGGGAAGTAAGATGTTAGCTCCATCATCTTAGCTTTGATAGTGCCTTGGTCGTCTCTTTTAACGAGCGTGCTTGGAGTAGCTTCTTCGCTAGATACTTCATTGTTGTCTGTTATGTTTGGTAGTTTAAACTTATTTACGTCGCTGGCTTGACCGAAGGTATTGCCGACTAAGTTGAATAAATCGTTGTAATCAGTCTTGCTTATTTCGCTACCGTCAGCAGCTGCATATCCTGCGGGGATTGGCAATGTGCTGTCCCAGCTTAGGACTGTACCTACTGGCACGTCTCCGCCCCCTTTGCCACCGCCTTGTACTTGGTGCCAGCTACCGATAATGTTTTTACCGCCAATGTAGTTTACGGTCGTATACCAAAGACCCTCAGTCTCTGACACAATCTCTATGAAGTAGGTATCAGGGCTTCTACTTAAATTAGATATTCTAACTAAGGCTTTTTTATCTTGTACTGGACACCCTGTTGGCATCCTATCGTTGCTGTACATAGTTAAAGCGTGTAGTCCGAATAGTTTATGGTTTCTCCAACCGTCTTCGACCTCTGCACCCGGTGTTAAGTCTGGGATTACGTCACTTAATCTTGTACTTACAGTTCTGTATGGGTCAGGTATCTCTGCAAACTCGTGTAAGTATGAGGAGCCGTTGTCCTCTTTAGGTATTGGCATCCAATAAGAAGTATATCCAAGTGTTGATAAGAAAGTAGCTATTCTTGTGTCATTTGCTTCTTGTATATCCACTAAGTATGGGTACGGATGACCCCCAAGAGATTGTCTCCACCAAGGGTATAGTTCTCGCCTCTCGTCCTCAGGTTTGTTCTGTTCAGCTTCTTGTAACTCTTGTGCTTTTTCGTTAAGTTCCTGCATATCTAAGTAATATCTACCTGGTTTTAGTCTCCAAAACACTTGATTTATAGTTCTATTGTCCTCGCTGAATAAATCCCCCGCTTCTATCTTACCCAAGCCCTTGCTCTTGATATATAGTCCGTCAGCATCTTCTTTACGCATAAAGCTATTATTTAGGTTTTCAGCTGTGATTATCAGCCCGTTTTGGTGCATTTGGTTTAGTATTTGATTTATGAACGTATCCATATCCAGTGGCAATAAGTTTCTATGCATTACCGCTTGTAAGATAGTAGTAGTGTTATCTACGTTAGCCTTATTGTCTAGTACGTATAAATTGCCCTTATATGACGCATACTCTCCGATGCTTATCTTGTCTACGCCGACGTCATTGTCTTGGTAGAACAAAAATATCGGGGATTTTACTGGTATTGCTTGTGGCATTCTCAAACTCCGTATTTTATTCGATGGTGTTCCTAAGTGCATTAACACTACTCATAGTATTACTAACTCACTTTCTTTGTAGTGCAAAAACTAATATGGTTGTTAGTAGCTTTTGTGTTTGCCACGTGACAATTAATAGAATTTACAATTACTGGCGTGAACACTACGCCACTACCAACTATCTGCTTAGCAGACTCGCTGAATACTTTTCTCATTATGCCTAAATCACCGTTTATGTCAGCATTGACTAGTACCCCAGTAGATGATTTAAATAATCCTCTATGTATACGTCTTCCTGCATATTTACTATGATGCTTCATCTCCTCACCTATAAGATGGTCTACCTTACTTGTGTATGCTTCTTCAGTTAAGATAACCTCAATACCTATCTCCTCGCACTTATAAACCAGTTGGTCTATAAACTGCTTGTGTGGTATAGAGACAAAGTTTTGGTTATTTTTCTTACCTATATTACTGCCTTGTTTCCAGTCTTCGTTTAAGCCTATAACAAGTGTAGAGATTTTTCTCTCTTTTAAAGCTTTGATTATAAGTGAGCTAGACTGGTGCAAGAAGTTTTGCATAAACAAGGACCTCTTTAATCCCTGTAGTTGAAGTTTGTTAGATGAGTATTGTCCAACTTTCAACTTGGATTGCATATTCGCTTTTGTTTTATGATAGTATTGATTAAAGGCTTTAGCCCCTTTGCCGTTGATAATAAAAGGCGGATTACCTTGATTATCTAAGAAGGTTACAAAGTTATTAAGTCCTAAGTCAATAG